ATTTCTGAGATTAATAAGGCTATTTCCAGAAATCCTATATTAACACAATGGATGGTTAATAGGTCACCAAAGGCTGACTTTTCTGCTAGATATTATGTTAATAATAAGCCTATGGATGTTCGACATGGGGGCCTTTTTTCATTTAAGCGGGGTATGCATGTAAATGGAGCCTTGATTGCAGATGATATTCTACGTGACCCTGAAAATCCCCTTAATATAGGGCAAGTGACTAAAGTGGAAGACCATTTTCTTACAGAATCTCTGTTTATTCCTCTTAAAGGAGTACCTGTCCTAGTTATGGGTACCCCCATGATGCCTGGTGATTTGTTAGGTAAGCTTCAGGAAGATGACCGTTTCTTTACTAGGGTTTTACCCGCCCTTGACCCCGTACCTGGGCGCAGAGTATTGATGCCTGAGTTGTACAGTGAGGAGTGGTTACTTCAACAGCAAGCAGCTAGACCGAAATCCTTTGCTTCGGAGTTTTTGTTGGTGCCTCACTTTGCTACTGAGAGTTTCTTCAATGATGCGGATATAAGTAAGTGTGAAGATGAGACTTTGCGAGATATGCCTACTACTCGTAAATATAGAAAACCAGAAGGCTCTTTCCTATTTGCGGGATTTGATGTAGGTAAGAAGAGACACCCTTCCCATCTTGTTATATTTGAAAGGACTGGGGAGAAAGTTACGCAAATTCACCAATCTTGGTTAGATGGGTGGAATTATTCAGACCAGATTGAGTTTCTTAATGAAGTAGCTGAGAATTTTGACCTTGACCGTGGCTATATAGACAATACCAGAGGAGAATTAGAGGATAGAGGCTTAGATTATCGCTGGCATTCCCTGTCTTTCACACTAAAGTCTAAAAACAATATGGCCCATATCTTTGAGGAATACGTGCATTCTGGTCAGTTGGGCTTACTGAAGGATGACCGTCAGAAACAACAGATTTTGTCTGTGAACAATGACTTGAAAGCTCCTGAAACTCCTATGGGTCACGGAGATGCTTTCTTTTCTATTGGTATGGCTCTCCTAGCCTCTTGGGAGACAGGTAAATTTGGAGTTACTAATATAGGAAATATCCAAGGCTTTTTAGACCCTGAAGAACCAGAGGAGCTAAAGACTGAAGCAGGGCAAGAGAAAACTCCCGTAATTGAAGATGTTACTGGGGACAAACCTGGCCCCACGGACTTGCCAGGAGGGATACAAGTAGATTATACTAGGACAATAAACGCAGATTTAACCCAAGCTGATTGCCCCAATCCAAATTGTGAAGAGATTGTGTGTAAACCTGAATTTTGGGTACCGGAACGGCAACTTTGTATATATTGTGGACATAGGGGGTAGGAGATTGATAGACACACACATTTCTGAACAAGCAGAAACCATTTTAGCTCACCGATACTTTTTAAAGGACACCGAAGGGAACCTAATTGAAGACGCTCCTGAGCTTTTTGGGAGAGTTGCTAAAGCGATTGCTGATGTAGAAAGTCAGTATGGGGGGTTAGAACAAGAGAAAACATTATTGGAACAAAATTTCTTTGAGATGATGTGGAACTTAGAATTCCTACCCAACTCTCCTACGTTAATGAATGCGGGAACGGCACAAGGCACCTTATCAGCTTGTTTCGTTTTGCCATTGGAAGACAGTATGGAACAGATTATGAAAGCTGCTACTGATACAGCTATGGTGCAAAAATTCGGGGGTGGCACAGGGTTTGCCCTGTCTAAAATTAGACCTAAGGGTGCTAAGATTAAATCCACTCATGGTGTTGCCTGTGGCCCCATAGAGGTGCTTAAAACCCTCTCTAGGGTGTCTAGTATGATAACGCAGGGAGGCAAGCGTGATGGGGCTAACATGGCCGTTCTGAGTGTTCGACACCCAGACATCCTTTCTTTTATTGATTGTAAGAAAACAGAGGGAGATATCCATAATTTTAATATTTCTGTTGCTGTTGATACAGAATTTATGAATTTTGTTAAATTTGGAGAGGATTATAACCTGAATGACCCAAAGACAGATTTACCTATTGGTACTTTAAATGCTAGAGAAGTCTTTTTCAAGATTATTCAGGGGGCGTGGCGTAATGGAGAACCTGGGATGGTATTTCTTGATAGGATTAATGCAGATAATAAAGTTAGTGAGGAATATGGGGATATGATTGCAACCAATCCTTGTGGGGAACAACCCCTTTTAGGATATGAAAGTTGTAATTTAGGGTCTATTAATTTGTCGAAATTTGTTTTAACTCAGTGGCAGCTTCCAGAGAATTGGGAAGAATCTATTGATTGGGGTAGACTTCAACAGGTAGTACGTGATTCTGTACATTTTCTCGATAATGTGATTGATGCAAATGATTATAGTATCCCTGAGATTAAAGAAATGACTAGGGCAACCCGTAAAATTGGGTTGGGTGTTATGGGATTCGCTGATTTATTGATTAAATTGAGAATTCCGTATAATTCGGAAAAGGCACGAGAAGTTGGGGATGAACTTATGCGGTTTATTAATCACATGGCAAGTGTGAAATCATTAGAATTGGGTTCGCTTAGAGGAACTTTCCCTGCTTGGAAACAAAGTAGCTATAAGATTCACGAAAATTATAGGAACGCTTGTCGTTTGACAGTAGCCCCTACGGGTACTATTTCTATGATTGCGGGATGTACAAGTGGGATTGAACCTTTGTTTGCTTTGGCATGGCGCAAACAAAATATATTGGAAGGTCAAACCCTATTCTATATTAATGAAGAATTTAAAAAAGATGCAAAGGAATATGGTTTCTATTCTGAAGACCTCATGTCTCATTTGGCATCTGGTGGCTCTTTAAAAGACCGTGATGATGTTCCAGATTGGGTTAAAAACGTATACGTAACGGCTCAGGATATTTCTCCTGAAGACCATGTTTTAATGCAAGCTCGTTTCCAACAATATGTGGATTCTGGCATATCTAAGACCATTAATTTTGCGTCTGAGGCTACCTTAGAAGATGTGTGTGCAGCTTACATGACAGCCTGGGAGACAGGATGTAAAGGAATTACAGTATATCGTAATGGTAGTAGAGAGAAAGAGGTATTGGTGACGGGGCATTTAGAGGGGGAGATTTCTAAATGTGATTGCGAATCTCCGTTGATTGTCCAAGAAAGTGGTTGTGAGACTTGTAAAGTATGTGGATGGAGTGCTTGTAAGATTTCGTAAAAAAATTAGCATACTAAAGTATAATAGGGTTAGGGACTGTTATACTTTGGGGTATTAAAGTATAATAAGCATAGTGGAGGTTAGTATGGTAGGAATATTTTTAAAAGATAGGGAAGTACAATATACAGCCAATAGGGATGAAATTACTAATACTTGGCGTATATTAGATACATGGCACGAAGATTTAATGAATTTGGGGCCAGAAGATGAAATAGAGGATACGAGTAGTGCAGTCACCATCTTGACAGAGGGAGCTTTTATAGCTCTAGTTAAAGAAGCAGCGAGATTGGGCATTTTGCAAAATTCCCAACTAGGAAGTGAAGGGGATTTAGACGAATTGTTGGATGAGAAAGATGCAGAGATTGCTGACCTTAGGAAACAATTGGAGTCACCACGAGAAGTGGCACGGGTATTGGAGAATAAACAGCCTAGGAGAACAGAAGGCTTTGTGCTGAAAGAGATGGCAATGAGTAACATTTTGAAGATTGTTTCTATGGCAGACATAGAAAGTCTTACTGAGGAATAATGTATGAGATTATCTGACTATTTACCTGAGGTGCCTAAACTTGCTCAGACCATGATTAATATGAATGAGCAGATTGGTTTCCTAGAAATGATGAAATCTGGGGGAGAAACAGGCCGTGCGCCTACCATTGGACTAGACCACGTAGTTAATACGTGGGTACGTCATCAGATGGCCTATCGCCAACAGTTAGTTATGGACTTGCAAATGTTGGCTTACTCTATTGAAGAGGTACGTTCCCCAATTCAACACATAACTGGGGAGGTCTTTAGAAGAGGCATAGAATGGGTACCAAAGGTAGGGAACCCAGACCATAAACAGCAAGAAAGATTGATGAAATTTATGGATGATTGTAATATATTTGACCAATCCTTAGAAGAAGTGTTACGTCAATTCCACTTTGACCTAAATTCTATTGATGATGCGTTTATGTATCTCGTTAAAGAGTATAAGAAAACTGACGATGGCAAACTTAGGTCTAAAGTTAATGAAATTCGGAGATTAAATCCCGCCTTGATTGAGTTTGATTTAGATGCTGCGGGACTCCCCAAGAATGCCCACTTCCTATGCCCAATTCACAGGGAAGAAGTTAAGGAAGACCCCACTGATTGCCCACAGAATGATTGTGACCTCAAACTTCAACCCGTAATGTATAAATACTATCATCGTAACCAACACATTTTCTTATTGGATGGGGAAGTTCTTCACATGTCTAAATTCTCCCCTAGTGAGACATATGGATGGAGTCCCATTCTTACCATCTTTGAGAAAGCTCTTACTTTAATAGGAATGGATAAGAATTTGTATCGTTATTTCTTTGAACGTAAGATGCCAGCGTCTATGATGATGGTATTTACTGATGACCCAGAATCGTTGCGTAGAGAGCGTCAACAGATTGCAGCGCAAACGAGACTTGACCCTAACTATATCCCAATGGTAGCAGTATCTTCTAAGAATAATAGGGGTAGAGTA